TAAAAAGATTATTGCAAACGAACAGCAGGAAGACTTGGTTGGACTTGATACTACTATTGATTGGAAAAATACAGGTGACAATAGTTATGACGGAGAAAAGCTTGCTCTGTTAGTACACGACGAAAGTGGTAAGTGGGAAAGACCCGATAACATATTAAATAACTGGAGAGTTACAAAAACATGTTTACGATTAGGTAGTAGAATTATAGGTAAATGTATGATGGGCTCAACATCAAACGCATTAGACAAAGGTGGGGAAAACTTCAAAAAACTATACAACGCATCAGACGTTACTAAACGAAACAGAAATGGACAAACAGCGTCTGGATTATATTCTCTTTTTATCCCAATGGAGTGGAACTACGAAGGATTTATTGACGAGCACGGAAGCCCAGTCTTTAATAGTCCAGACCATGATGTCTTTGACCCCCATGGAGAGTTAATAGACGTAGGCGTAATAGATAACTGGCAAAACGAAGCTGATGGTTTAAAAAACGATCAAGATGCTTTAAACGAATTTTATCGCCAGTTTCCAAGAACTACAGAGCACGCGTTTAGAGATGAAGCTCAAAATAGTATATTCAACTTAATAAAAATATACGAGCAAATAGATTATAATGAAGAAATGTCTAGAACACTAGGTGTTACAAAAGGTAATTTTCAATGGGTTAATGGTGTTAAAGATTCTACCGTTATATTTTATCCAGACGCAAAAGGTAGGTTTAAAATAAGTTGGACACCACCAGCTCAATTGCAAAATAAAATTATAATAAAAAACGGTATAAAATATCCTGGTAATGAACACATGGGTTCTTTTGGTTGTGATAGTTACGATATATCAGGTACTGTAGATGGTAAAGGTTCTAAAGGCGCTTTACACGGTCTAACTAAGTTTAGCATGGAAGACGCTCCAGCTAATCAATTTTTTTTAGAATACTTAGCAAGACCACAAACTGCAGAAATGTTTTTTGAAGACGTTTTAATGGCTTTAGTATTTTATGGCATGCCATTACTCGCGGAAAACAACAAACCAAGATTACTATATTATTTAAGACGTAGAGGTTATAGAGGTTTTAGTATGAACAGGCCTGATAAAGTATGGAATAAGCTATCTACTGCAGAAAAAGAAATAGGTGGTATACCAAACTCAAGTGAAGATATAAAACAAGCTCATGCCGCAGCTATTGAAATGTATATACAAAATCACGTAGGTATGAACGTAGAAGGTCAATTTGGTAGTTGTTATTTTAACGAGTTGTTAAACGACTGGGCTAAATTTGATATAAATAAAAGAACAAAACATGATGCTTCTATTAGCTCTGGTCTTGCTATAATGGCAAACAACAGGCATCTTTATAGGCCAAACGCTGTAATAGAAAAACCAAAACTAAATTTAAATATTGCTAAGTATACAAATCAAGGCAGTATATCAAAACTAATTAAAAAATAAATATGGCAGAGTCTGTTATAAAAAGTTATTTTCCAAGTCAAGTTGTTAGCGATGCTGAAAAGTTAAGTTATGACTATGGTTTAAAAGTTGCAAAGGCAATAGAAACAGAGTGGTTTTACAATGAAAATAGTCAAAATAGATATTCAACTAATCACAATGATTTTCACAAACTAAGATTATACGCTAGAGGCGAACAATCAATACAAAAATATAAGGACGAGTTATCTATAAATGGTGATTTGTCCTATTTAAATTTAGACTGGACGCCAGTGCCAATTATACCTAAGTTTGTAGATATAGTTGTAAATGGTATGGCTGAGCGTATGTATGACGTAAAAGCATATTCTCAAGACCCATATGGTGTGTCTCAAAGAACAGAGTATATGGAATCTTTGTTAGATGATATTAATATGAAAAGCTATAATGATTTTGTTCAAGCAGAAATAGGTATAGATATTTCAAATTCTGATCAAGATACTTTACCTGCGAACGAAGAAGAGTTAGCTTTACATATGCAGTTAACATACAAACAATCTATTGAATTAGCTGAAGAACAAGCATTAAACGTTTTGTTTGATGGTAATAACTATGAGTTAACTAAAAAAAGATTTTACTATGATTTAGCAGTCCTAGGTATTGGTGCTGTAAAAACAAACTTTAACACCTCAGAAGGCGTTACAATTAGTTATGTTGATCCTGCGGATTTAGTTTATTCATATACTGAGTCTCCATACTTTGATGATATATATTATGTTGGTGAAGTTAAAAACGTACCTATAAATGAATTAGCAAAACAATTTCCACACTTAGATCAAGAAGCTTTAGAAGATATAGTAAAAAACAAAAGTTATCATCAAACTAACTATCAAAACTCATCAAACTATCGTAACGAAATAGATAATAACAAAATTCAAGTTTTATATTTTAGTTATAAAACTTATATGAATGAGGTTTACAAAGTAAAAGAAACTGGTAGTGGAGCTGAAAAAGCTATTGAAAAAGACGACACGTTTAACCCGCCGTCTGAAGCAGTTGACTATTCTAGATTACAAAGAAGTATAGAAACTTTATACGAAGGAGCTTTAATATTAGGAAGCAACACACTACTTAAATGGGAGATGGCATCTAATATGATGAGGCCAAAAAGTGATTTTACTAAAGTTAAAATGCCTTATGCCATTGTTGCGCCTAGAATGTACAAAGGTAAAATAGAAAGTTTAGTAAGACGTGTAACTGGTTTTGCAGACATGATTCAACTTACTCATTTAAAAATACAACAAGTGTTATCTCGTATGGTGCCTGATGGTGTTTATTTAGATGCTGATGGACTTGCTGAAATAGATTTAGGTAATGGAACAAATTACAACCCACAAGAAGCTTTAAACATGTTCTTCCAAACAGGTAGTGTTATTGGTAGATCATTTACTTCAGAAGGCGAGATGAATCCAGGTAAAGTACCTATTCAAGAAATACAATCAGGATCTGGAGGCGCAAAGTTACAATCACTTATTGGTAACTATAATTATTACTTACAAATGATTAGAGATACTACCGGGCTTAATGAAGCTAGAGATGGTAGTATGCCAGACAAAAATGCTTTAGTTGGTGTTCAAAAATTAGCGGCCGCAAACAGTAACACCGCAACAAGACATATATTACAGTCAGGTTTGTATTTAACATCTCATATTGCAGAGTGTTTATCACTTAGAATATCTGATATTATAGAGTATTCACCAACTGCAGATGCTTTTATACAGCAAATAGGTGTTCACAATGTAGCTACTCTTGAAGAAATGAAAAGCTTGCATTTATATGATTTTGGTATATTTTTAGAGTTAACGCCTGATGAAGAAGAAAAAGCTTTATTAGAAAACAACATACAAGTAGCATTAGCACAGCAAACAATAGATCTTGAAGATGCTATTGATATTAGAGAAATTAAAAATTTAAAATTAGCAAATCAATTACTTAAGCTAAGAAGATCAAAGAAAATAGAAAGAGATCAAGAGCTAAACGAAAGAAATATACAAGCTCAAGCTCAAGCCAACGCGCAAGCTCAACAGATAGCCGCTCAAGCAGAGATACAAAAAAACATGGCTATAACAGAGCAAAAAACTTCTTTAGCTCAAATTGAAATGCAACTAGAACTTCAAAAAATGCAAGCAGAAGGTGCTATGAAAAAAGAACTGATGGAGCAAGAGTTTACTTATAACATGGAGCTTAGAAAACTAGACAATCAAACTGTAAGTAACAAAGAAAAACAAAAAGAAGATCGTAAAGACGAAAGAACAAGAATTCAAGCAACTCAACAAAGTGAGTTAATTGACCAAAGAAAAGGTGAAAAACCACCTAAAAACTTTGAATCCGCAGGTAATGATAATATAGGAGGCGGATTTGATTTAGGAGCGTTTGACCCTAGATAACAATTATTAACTATTATTATATTATATTATGGCAAAAAAGAAAAAAGTAACTGAAGAGGTTACAAAAGTAAACTTATCTAAAAAGGCCACGCCTGAAGATAACGTTATAAAAGTAAACCTAGATAAACCAATAGAAAATGAAACCAAAGATGAAGTTAAAGAAGATAACCCTGTCGACGAGGGAGTGGCTACAGAGCCTGATAATGCCGAGTCCACAGAAAAACAAGAAGAAGTACAGCCGGAAGAACAAACACAAGAAGAAACACCAGTATTAGAAGAGGTAACTCAAGAAAAAATACAAGAGCAAACAGAAGAATTAGCTGAAGAAGTTGAAGAAGCTATAGAAGAAGCTAAAGAAACTGGTAAAGCAATACCAGAAGAGTTGCAAAAAGTAATAGACTTTATGGAAGATACTGGCGGTAGTTTAGAAGACTACGTAAATCTTAATCAAGATTTTTCTAGTTACGATGATATGACTGTGCTTAGAGAATATTACAAAAAAACAAAATCTCACTTAACACCTGAAGAGGTAGAGTTTTTAATTGAAGATAGATTTTCGTATGACGAAGAAGTTGATGAAGAAAGAGAGATTAAAAAGAAAAAAATAGCGTTAAAAGAGCAAGTTGCCGACGCTAAAGCCCATCTGGACAGGCAAAAGTCCAAATACTATGAAGAAATTAAAGCTGGGTCAAAGT